TCCATCATAGTTATATCGTCAAGAATTGAATCAATTAAGTCAAGCCCTAAGTTCTGGGCATGCTGGTTAGCTAATTCCTCTATCGCTAGCTCTAGTTCAACACCTTTAGCATCTATAAGTTCTAATGAAGCTAATGAAGATAACGTTTTTCTATCCCTGCTGCGGAACACTTCTAGTTCTCTTAGCTCTGGGATATGACTATTACATTCGTAGAAATCTTTAATGTGCTTAAGAACTGATTTAAAGGAATTAGAGAAATAATCAGGTCTAAGGTCAGCATATGCTGCCAAAGCCTTTTCTTTGTCTACTTCGTGAAGCAGAAGTTTTAAAGTTACACCTTCAACGTTCACTGTTCTATCACCTCAATGTTATTATCTTATTTTTGAAACAAAAAAAGGGCGGCGACTGCCACCCTTAGTTATTCATTTAACATTGTTGTAATTATGCAGCGTCAGTGTCTGCTTTATCTAACTTAGCACGCTTAGCAGCACCATCATAGTTTTCACAAGATATACCACGACGGCTTAAGATTGACTTAATACCACGTTCTGTTTTGCCAGTTGCAGCAACCAATCCTTCGACTGTTTGGCTTGCAACGTCAATACCTTCAAGAACATCAGTACGTTCTTTAGCAGCACTAATGGCTTGCTTAGGCATTGCTAGAATATCTTCACTACGTAGTAAGCTAAGTGCTTTACCACGAACAGATGCTACAGAGCGACCGAATGCTTCTGCTAAGTCTTCCATTGAAGCTTCAGACTCTACCATTCCAATGAACTTAACTTCTTCTGTAGGAGTATAAGTACGTGGAGCAGCAACCTTTTCAGCTTTACGGATATGAGAAAACAATTCCATACTTAGGATCTTGCCCTGTACTTGCTTTGCAGAGAAAGTACCATTTTGGAAAGTAGCAGCAACTTCAGCATAAGTAAATGTGCCCGTATTACCTTCTACTAGTTGAGACAACTCAGCTTCTTGAGACTCTGACCATGCAGACTGTTTAGCAGCAGCTTTTGCAACTGGGAATTCCATATTACGTAACTTAGCGCCGATAGAGCGAGCAGTTGTACCTAGGTCTTCTGAGATGCTAATTAATTGGTCTTGAGATACTTCACCAGTACCAGCTAATTCTACTAAACGTGCAGTGTTTTCGGTATTCCATGTAAACTTTTTAGTCATTTTTATTTATCCTCTAAATATAATTATTATGTGTTCGGACTTAAAATCCGAGTTATTTTTGTTTTTGCATCTATTCTGTATTGTAGAATGTCCGCAGTTATTTGCTTTGCCAGCGTCCCTAGAATTAAGGAAGTGACCTTTTGGTGTCTTGTATAGCAGCTTACTCATACTTTGTTTAATATTAGCCTTATGAGTAATACTAAGCTTTTTATCTGCATGAGCGTAAGACATTTTAGCCTTGCTATGCTCAGTATGTATTTTACCTTTCATTGGGGTAAGACCTGGAGCACCTGAGCCTCCTATACACACATTGTAGTTTGAATCACTATCTATAAACTCCTGTGTTACGTAGCGTGTTTCAGCCTCGATCAACAAGTCTCTAGAAGAGAACGTATCTATTACTTCCCTTGAGAAGTTAGACCTTCCATACTCTTTAATCGCTTTTTTGATTAAAGTACCACTGCCCAAGTAGCCATCAAAGAAATTGTCTGTGGAGTGTATTCCTACATATATCTTGTTACTAACTTTATTGGTGGTTTTATATAGTATATGAAAGTTTTTTAGCATTTATCCTCTAATAATTCTTTTATAGTTATAACGGGTATACCGTTGTTGATTGCTTTTTTGTAAGATGAACCAGTTGATCCATCTTCACATATTAGGTGTGTAACTAACTTAGTTACGGAAGTTTTGACCTCAAAGCCTAGAGAAGTTAGGTATATTCCTGCTTCTGTTCTGTTCTTGAAATCTGTCAATTTACCAGTTATACAAACAACTTTACCGTTGCTTTCTGTACTTGATGTTTGACTTTTTATTGTTTTAAAGAAGACTGACCAACGGGATATAATATCCTCATTTGACTCAATCCAATCTAATAAGTTTCTAGCTGCTTTGTCTCCGATACCTGAGGTTTTGCACATATCATATGTGATGCTTTCGACTGAATCGAAAGATAATTTTCTCATTGCACCGTCCCCGATTAGGGGAATCGACATTGCAGCTAAAAAATCGTTAGGAGAAATACCACTTGATGTAATATCTGTAACAGTATCGTATAGCTTACCTGCCATATGAGCTGATAGTCCTTTTTTATAAGCATCGTCGGGAGTAAAAGCTAATATATCATTAAACTTTGTAAACCCTAAAGTACTTAGTGTGACTTCTCCGAATCCTTTAATTTTTAACTTCTTGCAAAAGTTCTGTAACCTCTTAGTTGACTGGGCTGGACAATCTTCGCCATTCCGACAGAATAACTGATCTTTGACTCGCTCTAGCTTACTAGTACATGAGGGACAGGTAGTTGGGGCTGAAATATTCATATTTTTCTCTTTTTGATTGTTTCCCTCAACTTCTGAAACTATTATATACAGTAATCAGGGAATTTGCAAGTGATTTTTTATATTCTTGACTGGTCAAGCTAATTAAACTTTTAATCTACCATGTTTAAATTTAATTTTCTCACCATCTAAAGTGGTCTCTGTCCATGTTTCGCTCCAAGGCCCCCTTACCGTTACTGCCCAAGATTCTTCTATAGCGTATACTTTATGGTTTCGAGACTTCTTAGTTACTTTTGGCTTCCAACTTCTAAAGTAGGTATTATATCCTCTAGGATACACGTACTCTATGAGGTAACCTTTCAGGAACCAAGTCCAAGCATTAAATGCGTGAGTATGGTAGTTCTCCCTACCGCCCTTGTTAAATTTCAACAGTGCTATACTGAATAGTCCTTTAAATTCACAAAGGAAATAAGCATCCACCGTTGAATCTGGCCCACCGTCTTTAGTTTTCTGTAACAGCCTCATAGACCCTCCCAATAATCTTAGGGATAATCTCACCAGAACGAATGACTTCGACTTTACAACCTATTTCTAGATCAAGAGCTTCAATGTACGCAATGTTATTTAAAGTAGCTCTAGCGACAATTGCTCCACCTATATTAATGGGAGCTAATACTGCTACTGGAGTAACCTTACCAGACTTTCCACATTGCCATTCTACATCTAATATCTCTGTAATAACAGCTTCTTGTTTATCTTTATGAGCTATAGCTCCACGAGGAAACCTATCAGTAAATCCTAACTCATTAAACTTAGTATTATTACTAATACGAAATACATTACCATCAGTAGGATAAATATATTCCCAGATAATATCCTCGCCTGTTTCATAAACAACAGGACAGGTTACAGTATTGAATCCCCTTTTAAAAAGTTCTAACATATCACCATCATATGTTGGTCGAATACCCCATCGGTTTTGCACTGTCTGTATGTTATACGCAACAAATCTCATAGACCCATCGGTTTTACGCTGTTCCCAGACCGTTAAGTCTTTCTGGTTAAGTGCACCACTAGCGTAGTTACGAGAGTTTTCCATGTCTTTACTTGCTACAACCTCGCCAGTAATCTGAGCTATAGGACTCGTAGTTTCAATACTAGTTGGAATGCCTAAAGACAAAACCTTAGTACTAATATCACGACCCATTACTCCGTCACCTCTAGTCATAGCATGAGAAAACTCACCATTGATATAAAGAATAGATACTGCAGCACCATCTAGCTTAACAGTCTTAACACATTCTGAAACTGATAGAGGTAAATCTCCGTCTGTATCGTAATGCTTCTTTAGTGAAAACATTCTGAAAGCGTGCTTAATATCGCCTTTTCCGCTGATCATCTGCCCGTGGATCGCTTCAAGCGCATCATATTCCTCGTTTGAGAGGGTTGGCTCACCTGCGTAGTAGGCTATACTAGCTTCTTCCATTAGTTGCTGTACTGACATGTTAATCCTCTAGTTGGTAGTTTTTACTTTCTTCTATAACTTCCGCCAGTATCTCAGCGTTACTTAGTATATCTGCTAAAGCCCCATATAGTCTAGACGTAGTATGCATTTCGTACGGCATCGTAACGCCGTTATTTGTTGGAGCATACTCACCCTCAAAGTCTAGATACCACTCGCGGATACCAATATAGCTTCGACCTCTGAACTCAGAGATTGTAAAACGATACTGTATGCCTTTAGCAGGGTTGTCTAAGATAATTGATTCTACTAGGTCTGTGTGACCTAGTAGTTTTTCATTATTAGCGATACTTGTGAATAGCATCAGAAAGTGGGGTTAACTTTTTGATGCTGGTATAAGGAACTCGTAAAGCTGAATTATAACGCCAGTT